GCGAAAAAGTAGATCCCGTAATCGTTGCCGGTGCGGGGAAGGGTGTCATCCACGATCACCGGACGACCCAGGTAGGTGCCGTACTCAGCCCGTTGGGCCGAAACACGGGTGTCCAGCTGGGAAATAACGCCGGCAGGCATCTGAATCAGATCCTTCTTGGCCAGGTAGTAATACGCGCCTGAGTGCATGGCCACGGCGGCCAGTTCCTGACCAGCATCACCGAGGGTGGCAATGCCGTCGATCATCGAATCAGCGCCCAGGGGAACAGCGGTGCCGCCATTCACCACGTGGGTGGCTGCCAGAGGGCCAGTGAACACGCCATTCAGGGCGGCCAGCAGGGTCTTCTGCTGTTCACGCACCCAGTATTCGCCGGTGCGACGAGCGATGGCGAACATGGGGTCGTCACCGGCCAGTTCGGCGGCCAGGTCAGAGGAAGTCCAGGCACGGCCCTGCAGGTGACGAACACCCAGCTGCACGCCACCACCAAGGGTTGCAGCGGTCAGGGGGGTGGTGTCGGACAGAATCTCGGCGTCACCGGAGAGATCGTTGAAGTGAGGGATGGCGATGCTGCGGCCACCCTTGGCGAACTCGGCTTCGATCGCAGCATTGCGAGCGATGATGCCAGAGCGCACGAAGCCAGACTTCTCCTGGCTGATCTCTTGCTGGTAAGCCAGCCAGAGGGCGGGGATAAACGGAACGTCAGCGAGCAACATGACGAGACAGAAGGTTGAAGGACAGGGGTTGGGCGCCGCCCAGGTTTGACTTCTCCCGCCAGGATCAGTCAGGTCGCTTGAGCGAAATGCTAGCGACAGCTGTAGCTAGCCCCATGAGAAAGGGGCCCTGAGGCCCCTGCGACGGCTTGAGCGAATCCTGGTTGGATCAGCCCAGGAACTTGGCCAGGCTGGCGTCCAGCTTGCCGGCGGCTCGGGCCTCAGCCATGAGGCGCTTGGCCTTCTCGGGCTCTTTCTGGTAGAGCCGGACGGCCTCAGTGCGGTTGATCGAATCGGCACTGAACGGATTGCGGCCGGTGTGAGCGCCTGCTGCGCCGCCAGCTTGACCACGGGTGCCCACGCCTGAACCAGTGGCCCCGCTGCCGGAGAAGTAAATGTCGAACTCGTCATCCTCCTTGAGGGATTCGACGAGATCCGTGAGGGTCTTGGGGTCGTAGTCGGGACCGCAGAGAACCGTGCTGCCGTCGTCGGTGAGGTGGAACTCGGCTTTCTTGAGCCTGAAGACGTGGCCGGGCCGGCGGCAACCTGCTTTGGCCAGGTGATCGACGACAAGGCGTTCGATCTTGTCTTCCTGCTGACGCTTGAGGGCCTCTTGCTCACGACGCTCGGCTTCGTCGGCCTTGCGCTGCACGGCCTCCAGCTGACGAGTGAGCTTGGCGATCTCGGACTTCAGGAGGGGGTCAGGAGCAGCATCCTTGCCAGCGTCCTGCTTCTCGTCGGTCTTGGCATCAGTAGAGCCTTGGCCAGATCGGGCCAGGATCTCGGCAATCTTGGCTTCCAGCTCTTCATCGTCGTCGTCGGTCAGCCCAGCGGCTTCGACGAGTCGGGTGAGCCTCTTGTTGCGCTTGGCTTCTGTGAGCAGCTCGACCCGCTTGGCTTCCAGCTTTTCGCGGCTGGAGACTTCGGCGGCGAGCTTTGCTTTCAGCCGGTCAACTTCAGCCTGAGCGTCACTCGTGGTTTCAGTGGAGGGCGCCGCCCCGGTGTCCACGGTCATGGAATAGCGAAGGGTGTGTCAGTCCGATCTTAGCTACCCCGGCAGAACAGCCCAGCATGTAGCCATCTGCTAGCCAGGGTGGTATGATCTGGGCATGGGCGAGAGCCCGCTTACCCACCGTGGAGATTGCCGTCATGGCGACCCGTCACCAGCACACCCTTGACAGCCTGCTGCTGCAGGCCGAGACCAGCGACTTCTTTGAAGAGGCGGCGTCTGAGTTCCTTGAGGACAAGGGCGTGCCCCTGTTCAGCCACAGCCGTCAGGCGATCATCAGCTTGGCCTGGCGCCACGGCTGGCGCCCTTCCCTCTGAGTGTTGCCACTAGCTAGCTAGTGGTGTATAGTACGGACATCGGGGGCGAGAGGGCCCCCACTTACCACCCGCTTCACCGCCATGTTCACCGAACTCGACTCCTTCACCGTCACCAGCTGGGACACCAACGGTGACACCCTCGTCATCGTTGCCGATGGCGAACTCACCGTCAGCGCTTCCGACCCGCAGGAGACCATCACCTGGCCCGTCTTCGGGGCCACTTTTGAGGTGGAGGTGAGCGACATCGAAAGCCTGCCTTCCAGCCTCGCTGAGGCCGCCGCGCTGGTTCCGCCCTGCGCTGAGTGGGAGGTGATCACCGACGACGACTGAGCTTCACCGGGCCGCTTCGGCGGCCTTCACCCTGTTCCCTTCGTCAATGACCTCCATCAAAGTCCATCCCTGGCCCCGCGACTACGCACGCTTTGAGGCCCTGCCTTGCATCCGCTCCATCCTCAAAGGCGCCCGTGATGGCGTCGAAGGGGTCGGCATCTTGACCAGCTACGACTGGCTTCCCGAAGGCGTAGACGGCACCGACATTTGGGGCGACACCTGGATCGAAGCCCGCGCCAACTGGATCAGAGAAGTTGCGCCGCTCCTTCTGGACGCCCCTCGCTCCGACTACCCAGGCCGCTTCGGCTTCTGACACTCACCGGGCCGCTTCGGCGGCCACTCCTTCCCTGCTCCTTCACACCATGAACCCTTCCCTGAAGAACTACCTGCTCACCACCGCCGCGATCCTGACCGCGTTGACGGTGTGGTCCCTCCCGTCCCTCCCATCCCGGCTGGAGGCTCAACTGACGGCCTGTTACGGGGCAAGAAACCCAGTCTGCGATCAAGTGGTCCGATGGATGAACGAATGGGAAATGAACCGCCTGATCCGCGAACCCTAGCCGTCCCTAGCTAAACGTGGTATGATTTGTGCACAGGGGAGGGATCCCCACTCGGCAGCCTTCGGGGCTGCGCTTACCAGTGGCCATCAACCCAGCAGTCGCTGCCGCCTTCGACGCAGCTCTTGCCTCAGCCAAGGTGGAAACCGAGGCCCTCGCCTGGACTTCCGGTTACACCTTCACGGTGCCCGTATCCGGCAGCCACGGTCGCCGCTTCATCACCGGCAAGATCGCCGAACCCACCGTGGACTGCCTTCGCCAGGCCCTGCGCCAGGTGCTGAGCGATTACTGCATCGCCGCTGCCGTGGTGGCCAACGCGCCCACGATGACCATGGCCGATCTGTTGCGCTGAGCGCTTCAGCGTCTGCCGCGTCGGGCCGGATCAACCAGTGATCCGGTCTCCCGAAAGGCATTGCCGCCAGCTTCCCCCAGCACCCGGTCTTGCACGTCCGCCGGCTGCGCCCGCAACCAGTCCACCGGCGTCCTGATCTCTTCTGTTGGCCGGGAGCTTCCCCAGTCAGCTTTCAGTACGGATCGACAGTTGTGGGTGAGTAGGCTATTGACGCCATAGGTAGCTAGCTCTGTCTCCAAGTTGTAGACATGCCCCGCAAAACGCACTTTCTCGATTCCGACCAGATCGACCAGATCAAAGCCCTCAGGGCTGAGGGTCACACGCTCGCTGCCATCGGCCAGGTTTTCGGAGTCTCCAAAACCTGGCTCCGAACCCAGCCTTTCCTCGCCGACTGCCCCAAGCCGAACAGGAGGGGGCCCATCACCCAAGCCACCATCCAAGCCGCCCTCGACCTCTACGCCAGCGGAATTGGGGTCAATGGTGTCGCCAAACAGCTCAACATCCCGGTAACTGCCTTCCAGCAAATCCTCAGTGAGCAGGGGATCCCGCTTCGTGATCGCTCTGCGCAGCAATTCGCTCGCATGGCTCGTCTCGATCCGGCGGACCGTCTTGCCCTCACTGAGAAGGCTCACAACGCCGTAAGGGGCATGAAATACACCGACGCCGCGCTCCAACGCCGTGCTCAGCAGCGGTGCAAGAGCAGCAGCATCGCTGAAGAGAGGGTCGCTGATCAGCTGCAGCAGCGGGGAATTGAGTTTGACCGCCAGGCTCCGATCGACCGATACAACGCCGACTTTCTGATCCGGCCGGCGGGTGCAGGTGCCCTCTCCATCGCCATGGAAGTCTTCGGGGGCCACTGGCACCGTTACGGTGATCACGCCAGGCGCTTCCCTGAACGCAGTCGCCAAATCCTCAGCAGTCATCACCTGCTGATCCTCTGGGCCACGCCCATGTTCCCCTTGGAAGCGGGACTGGAACACGCGATCACCCAGCTTGAGCTTCTTCGCCGGCTGCCAGCCACGGTCAGTCAGTACCGGGTGGTTTGGGGTCATCTTGGCCTCACCGCCATCGGCAGTGCGGAGGATGTAGAGAAAGCCCTCGTGCCACCGACGACTAACCGCCGCGACCCGGCCACAGGGCGTTACGAGAGCGTCTCCCGGAACGCAGTTCCGATGTAGCGGAGGCCTTGGCGCATCTTCCAGCCGATACACCCGGCCATTCAGGCTCCTGCACAGCTCCGTGGTTCTGCTGTCCAGCGTCGCCACGAACATGGCTCGCTCCAAGCCCACCGTCTCCCACAGGCGGTCGTAGTTCACCGCATTGGCCGCCGACTGGGCCCCAGTCCTTGCCTCGTTTGTCAAGTACCGAACCGGCGTCGCAGCTTCATCCAGCAGCTGACGCGCCAGGTCTTGCGAGGTCTGGCCATTGATGATCGCGCTTCGCATCCTGCGCTCAAACAGCGTGCCCGCCTGAGCGCTCGGGGCTTTGATTGCCGCTTGCAGTGGCGTGCCGTCCGGCAGCACAAACGCCCGCGCCATCCCTTGCCGCAGGCTGTAGGCCGGCTCCTGCGCCGCAATCGTCAACTCCAGGGCGCCCATCTGCGACGCGGCACGGATGCTTGCCTGAGTGCGACGCACCACCGGCAGAAGCAGGGCCGCAGCCGTCAACACCTTCCGGGTGGCATCCTCCCGTTCCTCCTGCTGTGCCGCACGAAGCTCGGCCGCAATCTCCCGTTCACTCATCGCCACCCACCGAGCGGCGTCCGCTTCCGTGCGATCGACGAACAGGCGGTAGCTGTCATCAGCAGCAGCACGAAACACGGCCATCACCTGCGCCAGCTGAATCTGGGAGGTGGTCACGCTGAGCGGCGCCGTGGTGGCTTTGATCAGGGCAACGGCTTGCGCAACGGCACGCTGCAGCACGCGACCCACCGCTTCGCCGGTGGCATCCACCATCTGCATCAGCTGCAGCTGCAGCTTGATATGAAGCTCTTCCGGCCGCATCAGGCAGCCTCACCGTCAAGCTGACCGCTGACGGCAGGCTCTGGCGAAGCTGGTTTCGGCTCCGTCGTCGGTGTGGTCAGGGCCAGCATGGCGGCCGATTGCTTGGCCATTTCGCCCGCTTCCTCTTCGCAGCGCTGCAGTTCTGCCTCGACCGTCCAGTCATCAATGCCAGCGAACACTTCGCCGTGCTTGTAGACCTCCAGCAAGGTTTGATGGCTGATGGCACCGGCGGTGTGGACGTTGGCCAGGGCCGTGATAGTTGGAGCGTCCAGGCCCGTGTCGGTGAAGTCCCGGCTGAGGGCAATCCTGATGGGCTCCCACTCCCGGTAGAGAGCAGCGATGGCCAGGGCCCGGTTGATGCTGTCTTCCAGCTGATCGACGATCACGCCAACCAAAGAGTCTGACTGGCTGGCATCCAAGAGCTTGGACTGGGCGCTTTCCACCCCGTTGGCCTTCTTGGCCAGGGTGACGGTGGCAAGGGATTGCATGGCCGCCGCCAGGGCGTCCAGGCGCTCCATGGTCGCTTGGGCACCATCAACCGGCGCACCTTCCCACTGGGCGCGTGCGGCCGGGTCTTCCAAAAAGAGCGCCCGATCCACCCGGACCGGCTCAGCGCCTTGCACGCCAGTGACGGTGAACACCGGGGTGGCCGTGAGCGACAGGGTGTGGGCCAGGTCAGCGCTGGCTTGCCAGTGGCTGATGTTCAGCCGAGCAATGTCAAGCAGCAGCGGGCGGCAGACCATGAAGGTCTCCGCGATGCTGCCGTAGATGGCGACGAACGGGATCAACGGCACGCTGAGGAAGGTGTCGGTCTCGACCACGTAGCGCTCCAGCGAATCGGAATCGCGGCGCAGCACGAACTGGCGGTAGCGCACCCTGGTTTCGGGGCCATCGCCCTCAAGATCCCAGACGTTGACCGCAGGCAATCTCAGTTCTGCGAACTCATCGGCGGGATCTGGTTCGGAAATGGTTTCGCGGATGCGAAGGTGGGTCAGGCGGACGCCATAGGAAATCTGATCGCCGACCTTCTCGGCAGACACGGTTGAGCGCCAGGCCAGGATGTCATCGGCGCGAATCGGCACGAAGTAGGGCCGCAGGCCCATGGTCTTCTCGTCGGCCAGGGTGAGATCGCCCGAGACATTGGGGTAGTCCACGAGGATGCCCGCAATGCCACCGTCGATCGCTTGATCCAGGATCCGGCGGGCGAAGGCGTCGATCGACTCGCTGTTGAGCGAGACGTTTGCCAGGAGGTTTTGCCACTCGGGGGTGAGGTTGTCCGGCGGCTGGGAGGGGTGTCGCAGGGCCGCGCCGACCACAAGCTCCTTCAGCTTCTGGTAGTGCGGCTCAAAGGCAGACTCCATCCGGGAAATGCGGACCCTATAGGCCTCAGGGCTCTCCCAGCAGCCACAGGGGAAGTAGGCCTCTTTGGCCTCGTCGAGGTAGAGATCAGGATCGCAGCAGATTCGGATCGGCAGCAGCCGCGCCATGTGCGCTTGCATCTGCAGCGACCGCTGAGCGACTGAAGCCTGACTGGCGGCTGCGATGGCAACAGCGTCCGCGCTCAGGGCTTCCAGGTTGTTGGGGCCTACGAGCACGGCTTACCACGCGATGCGGTCATTCTGCCAGCGCCGAAAGTAGACACCAGCCAGCTAGAGGTGGTATGATCAGGGCACGGGGCGCTGCCCCACTCACCACCTTGCCTCCCATGAAGTTCTCCGACCTGCTGGTCTTTGCCCTGGCCTCGTCGCTGGCCGCCATGACGGCCCTTGGTGCCCTTGGCGTTGACCCCGCTCAGACTGGGGCCCAGCCGCAACCAGGCCTTGAACACCCTCATCAGGGAACGCGCCCAGGAGCAGCGCTCCATCCCTGAGCTGAAGGCCAAAGCCGCGCAGCTCGCAGCCTTGACGAAGCGGTTGCGGGCTGTCCTGGCAGCTGATGACGACCTTGACGCATCAAGCCTCGTTCGCAGCCTGATTGCTGACCGCCTGCTGTAAGCGGGCCCGGCCGTTGCCGTT